ATGTAAATCCAGCATACGATAACTTTCAAAAGGAGTATCAACTTCTATTAGAAGAAACAGTAGAAGTAGAATACAAGGAACTTAAGCTGTCTGATATAGAAGGTATTGCGCTTAAAGACACTCCTAGAGTATTTTTTAAATTAATAGCAAAGCCAGAAAGTGAATAAACTACTAGAAATAGCATCAGCTTGGATAACTGCTGCAAACCCTAGTAAAGAAGATAAAGAAAAAGCTGAGAAGAGGATAGCCACTTGTAATGGGTGCGAAGAGAATAAACTCAGCGAAGTATTGGACTATCACTACTGTGGTAAGTGTGGATGTCCACTTAAAAAGAAAATCTTTTCTCCTTTACCTGGAAGTGAAGCGTGTCCTTTAGGTAAATGGGAGATATAAAACCAAAGTTATGGCAGAAACAAAAATGCTTAATGCACAAGAGATCAATAGTCTTAAAGATCTCAACAAAAAGTTTGGAAACACTCTAAACTCTTTAGGGGATATAGAAATTAAACTAAATCTTCTAAAACAAAAAGAAGCAGAGCTACTTAAAGATAAGGAAGGATATCTGTCAGACTATAGTACTTTGAGGGTACAAGAGACAGAAATAACTACCCAGCTGCTAGAAAAGTACGGAGAGGGTAAAATAGACATAGAATCTGGAAAAATAGAACTGTTATAGGATAGCTTTTGTCATTTTTGCTGGAAAATATTGATATTTATTAACGTATCAACAATAATATTTTTCAAATTTTACAGAAAATGACAGAACAAATTCTTTCTGCTGGAGTTTACTCCTACGAAAATGACCAGAGTTATTATACTCAAGGTACGGATGAGACTGGTTTAGCCCTTGTAGGACCTACTGAAAAGGGTGCTGCTTTCGTTCCTACCGATGTATCTAGCTATAGTCAATACACAGCCTTATTTGGAGAAGACCCTAACGTGTCTTATCTTCCACAAACTGCTTTCAACTATTTACAAGCAGGAAATACCGTTAAAGTAACTCGTGTACTTGGTAACGGTGGGTTTGTTTACAACTCCGCTAGGCCGTTAGTAGCCATCACAAGCGGATCTTACATCCTTTCAGTATTGTATCCTACAAAAAATGATACAGCTACTGTAGGTATTTCTGGTTCTATCACAGGAACCTTTAGTGCTTTTGGTGCTAAGATGCACGGATTTGCTGCAACTGGAGTAATAGGAACTGCATCTTTCAGCGCATCCCTAAATCCAACCTCTGCTACATTCATATCAAAAGTATTAGGATCAGACGAGAACTACGCAACTGGTTCAGTATTCCCATATTTACTTTTCAGTAACTTTATTACTGGAAGTGGTGCATTACTGTCTACAGCTGATATAGGCGGCAAGTTAGAATACCTTGCAGCTAACTGTGAGTTCTCTAGCTCTAACTCTAGCGGCTACGATCATGCAATAACCCCTTGGGTTAATTCTGATAGCGGTGTTCCTTTGTTTAGGTTCCATCACAGGTCTGATGGTTTCAAAACCAACAAAGACATTAAAGTTTGTATATCTAACATCGCAGCTGGTGTTACCGCAACTGACTACTCTACCTTCAGCGTTATAGTTCGTGCTTGGAACGATACAGACAGAGCTCCTTCTATCATAGAACAATACAACAATGTTTCATTAAACCCAGATGCTGCTAACTATATTGCAAAAGCAATAGGTGACAAGTATCAGCAGTTTGATGAGACTTCTTTAAATGTATTAGAATATGGTGATTTTGTAAATGTTTCTAACTACATTCGTATAGAAGTAGCAGGTGGAGTAGCTGCAAAAGCAACACACCCTCAGTTGTATCCAAACGGACACGCTGCATTGTATGAAACTGTAGCAGGATTCACTGGTAGAAACTTACCAGCAGCTACAATGGTTCAAAGTACAGCCACTAGCGCAACATATTCTGGATTTAACTATGCAAATGCTGATAACCACAATTACTTAAACCCAGTACCTACTAGTGCTGTTGCAGGTCTCAACGTAGCATTTACTAAGCCAGTGGGAGATAACAAGTTTGTTCTTCCTTTCCAAGGTGGTACAGATGGTTTAAACTACACAGTAATCAAGAAGTCTGGTGCTAATATTACAGCAGGTAACTTATTCGGATATGATTTGACTGATAGCTCAGCTCCAGGAGCCGTTGCCTACATCAAAGCTTTGAACATTTTAGCCAATAAAGAACTTTATAACTTCGATCTCATAGTATTGCCTGGTGTTCTTGAAGAATTACACTCAGGAGTAACTGCAGTAGCCCAAAGCACAGCAGAAGAGCGCACAGACTGTGTATATCTTCGTGACTTGACTACCCTCAACGCCTCTGTAGTAACAGCAATCTCTACTGCAGCTGGTATCGACTCTAGCTATAGCGCTGCTTACTATCCTTGGATCAAGGTTCGCAGTATCGGTAGCTCTAAAGACATCTACGTTCCACCAACAGTAATGGTTCCTCAAGCGTATGCCTACAATGATAAGGTAGCTGCTGAATGGTTCGCTCCTGCAGGTCTGAATCGTGGCGGTCTTGGTGGTGCAATCGACACTCGTATCCGTCTTACTAAGGCTGATAGGGACGCTCTTTACAATGGTAGGGTTAACCCAATCGCTAAATTCCAGAACACTGGAGTGGTAATCTGGGGTCAAAAGACTCTCCAAGTTAGAGACACAGCTCTTAACCGCATCAATGTACGTAGGTTGTTAATCAATCTTCGTGAATATATCAGTGGTGTAGCTCTCAACTACGTGTTCGAGAACAACACTGCAGCTACTAGGAACAGGTTGATCTCTGCTATCACCCCATACATGGAGAATGTACAGTCTCGTCAAGGTCTGTATGCCTTCAGGATTGATATCAGCGATTCCTTGAACACTAACGATGTAATCGATCGTAACCAACTTGTAGGTAAGATCTATGTATCTCCTGTCAAGTCTATCGAATTCATCTTGTTGGAGTTCAACATCACAGGTACTGGAGTAAGTTTTGAATAATCAAATATTTATAATAGAATAAAATAACATAAAATGGCATTACTTAGTACAGATGAGATGTTGGGTACCTTGTTCGAGCCCATGCTGCAACACAGGTTTATCATGTATATCGATGGTATCCCTTCATACTTGATCAAAAAAGTAGGCGGTATAGGATACGATGACGGTGAGGTAATCATAGATCATATCAATAGCTACGTTAAATTCCGTGCAAAGCGCAGGTGGAATGACGTTACACTTAGCCTTTATAACCCAGTAACCCCTTCTGGTGCGCAAGCAGTAATGGAGTGGAGTAGATTAGGGTACGAGACTGTAACCGGAAGAGCTGGATATGGTGATTTTTACTGGAAAGATATAACCTTTAACGCAGTAGACCCGGTAGGTAACGTAGTTAATGAGTGGGTGATTAAGAAGGCCTTCATTAAGAATGTAAGTTCTTTTGGAGACTGGGATTGGTCAGCTGATGCTTACACTACAATTGAAATGACCTTAGGAAATTCAGGGATGATCTTGAACTTCTAGATCTATAATTCATCAAGAAAGCCCGTATCATAGCAATATGACGGGCTTTTTTTATCTCTATAATATGAAAACAGCAGCCTCAAATTTTATAGAACACGTTAAATCGGAGTGCGAACACTACCACATCAAATGTGATTTGAGAGATACTACGTATGTAAAGATATCAGACTCCATAAAAGCATCAGGATACTTCGATGAATCAGTTCCTACCCTAGTATGTTCTATGAAACGTAAGGATAGCATAGAGATACTAGCCCACGAATACGGACATTTGACTCAGTGGGTAGACAACATACCTCTGTGGAAGACTGTAGAATACAGTATGCCAAAGCTAGACGCTTGGTTAGGAGGTAAAGAGATCCCAGACATAGAAGAACATATTGCAAACTGTAGAGATTTAGAACTAGATAATGAAAAACGCACAATTAATATTATAAAAAAGTTCAAATTACCTGTAGACTTAGGAAACTATAGAAAGAAAGCTAACAGCTATGTCATGTTTTACAATTATATGCTTATTTCTAGGCGTTGGTGTACTCCGGAAAACAGTCCATACGGTAATAAACGTATTATATCGGCTATGCCAAACAAGTTTAATATGAATTATAATAAACTTCCTAAAAGATTAGAGAAGATTTTTACAGAAGAAGGTTTCTAATATTTATATTTATACCGTATATTTGATATTTATATACACAAATTGTATTAAAAATGAAGCAAACTCAAAAGCTTAACGCACTTATTAGCAAGATAATTAAAGAAGAGTTAGACGAGAAAAGATACGCAGGCCCAGGAGCCATAGAAGATATGGAAAAGGACCCAGACTATAATAAATTGAAATCTGGAACGAGAGTAGACGCAAAAAAAGATTTACAATCGGGAGGATCGGTTAATTTAGAAAATGAAGAAATGCAAGAACCAGATATGGAACAAAAACCAAAAGCATCAGAAATTGCAGGACAATTAGCTGAAATCATGGAGAAACTTAAATCCATGGCTGAAGGAGAAGATCCTAAAAAAGGAAAGCACGCTGCTAAAGTAATGAAATATATGGAGTCTGCTAAGGCTGCATTAGAAGCCCTTACAGCGCATGAAACAATGCTTGAAGAGAAAGACCAAGCTGAACAAGAGAAGAAGGCTGAGAAGCACAAGAAAAGCGTAGAGAAGATATTCAAAGGCATTGTTAAAGATGAAAACATTGTTAATAGGCTTAAAGACAAGTTAAGCACTAAAGACATTGCTGCCTTGTCAAAGAAACTTGGTGAAAAAGGAAAAGAGCTGGATGAAGAAAAACTTGCACGAATAGTGTTGAACCGTTCTTTGAAAGAAGGCTGGATGAAAAAATCATCTGCAGACTCTAAAGTAAAAGGTAAATTAGGAGAGATATCTAAATTTGTATCTAATTTTCATAGTAAGGTAAATAAGATGAAAGATGATAAATCTAAAGGAGTCTAATATAGATATAAAGTCTCTAATAGATACAATAGATCAGAAAGCGGATATAATAAGGAAAGAAAAGAGATTAAAGCAATATCCGGAAATAGAAAAACAATTAATAGAAGGGTACCAAAACTTAGTAATCCCTTTTATAGAAAGTTATGTAGATAACAAAATAGAAATCAGCTTAGAAGAAGAACAGTCTTTAAGAGATAATTTACTTTTATTTCTAAAAGATCTCTTAGATATAATAGATATAACCTCCGATCCTTTAAACGAAGGTGTTAAGGATGTTTTATTAGGTGCTTTGATGAGTTTGTCATTTATGACACCTGCCAAAGCACAAAAAACAATAGACACCTTACCAGGAAATATGACATCGTCTAAGGTGCAAGCTATAGCACAAGATATTAAATCTGCAAAAAACACCACAGACGTAGCATCTATTGTTAATGATTATAGCAGTGGTAAAGAGGCTACTGTAAGTATCCCAAAACCATCTGGATACACGCCTCTTACTATTGAACAAAGAGAGGATTGGAATAAATATTTAGAATTTTTAGGGAATAAAGCAGGAAGCCCAGAATTAGATAAAGGAGTTCCCAGTAAAGGCAGACAATTATTGAGCGCCTATCTAGAGGATAATCCAAATAGTAGCCTAAATGATTTCAGTGATCAAGATAACTTAGTAAAAAGTATTCAATATGAAATGCAAGTTATGAGAAAGGGTAATAATGGCTCTGATCTTGGATTAAAGGATCCTAATGAATTAAAAGCAATGCAAGATCTGCTAAGCATACAAAGAAAGCCTTGGATGAGCGTGGATCTATCAAAAATGGATGGTAATCCGGGACAATATACTACATTAGGGTATTATCCTAAGTTTGGAAATACCGTAGATTATAAACAAGCTATAGGAAAAATATATAATACTTTAAAATTTGAGAAGGATAAATTAAAAAAGTAAAGATACCCATGCAAGTAAAGAGCCTGCTACCTCAGGGCGCCTCACATAGAAAGCCACATCTCTTAGACCGGGTGTGGTTTTTCTTTTTACAAAAAGCCAAATCAATATATTTATATATACAAAATATAGTTTATGTCAGATTTATTAAATGTTCCAACGCAAGCACTCGACCTACCATCCAAAGGTCTACTCTACCCAGAATCTAGTCCTCTCAGTTCAGGACAGATTGAACTCTACCTACCCACAGCAATGCATGAAGACATCCTAACCAATAGGAACTTCATCCAGCAAGGTACGGTAATAGACAAGTTCCTACAGGCTATTATAGCCTCAAAAATCGATTATAACGAACTCCTAGTAGGAGATAAGAACGCCATCATGATAGGAGCTAGGATCCTTGCATATGGCAGCAAGTACACATTCAAGTACACAGACCCTACTTCAAATCAATCAGAAGAGGTGACTATTGATCTTTCTGAGTTAAAAGAGAAAGAACTTGACTGGGATTCTATTAAAAAAGGACAGAATGAGTTTGATTATCAACTGCCTATGTCAAAGCAATTGGTAACATATAAGATCCTTACTCATAAAGATGAATCAGCTATTGAAGCTGAGATTAAAGGATTGCAGAAGATAAACAAAAACATGTCTGCTGAGATCACTGTGCGTTTAGCACATTCTATTGTAGCTGTTAATGGGGATAGAGATAAGAAAGTAGTGAGAGACTTCATTAAGGCAATGCCAATGAGAGACTCCCAAGATCTTAGAAAGCAAGTGGTAGCATCCACACCGGACATTTTGATGAAGTTTGATTTCACCAGAAAGAATGGAGAGGTAGTGGAGGGCCTAAGCATACCGATGACGGTTGACTTTTTTTGGCCTGAACTCGGCGTATAGGAATCAACTATTTGATGAACTACTTTGGCTATCTATGAATAGCCAAGGCGCTATAAACTATGCAATGGCATATCACATGCCAATAGCATATAGACTGATTAACATAAAGAAACTGTCTGACATCATTAAGAAACATAATGATGAGATGGAGAAGGCTAATAGTAAGGGAACAACCATGAATATGGAGGACCTAGCAAAGAGAAAAGATCAAACCCCGGACTATAAGTCTCCGAGAGCCGCTAAAAAATAGCGGCTTTCATATTTATATATAAAGCGTATAGATGGCCACTCCAGGACAAAATCCTCAAAATCAACAAAGCGCAGCTGATCTGCAGAAAGATATAGATGCTATGTCATCTCAATCAGGAAAGCTGCAGGCTCAATTTGCTGGTATAGTAGATTCTGTTAGAGAAATTAAAACTCTTATAAAAGATACATCAACAACAACAAAATTGTATCTTGAAAATGCTACTGATATTAAGAACATATATTCAGAGACCAGATCTCTTGTTGCTAAATTAGGTACGGAGTATATAGATCAAGAACAAGTAACAAAAAGAATTAACGAAAACGAAAGTCTGACTAAAACAATACAGAGTCAGAAGAGGGTGGAAATGAATGAGTATAAAAAAGCTGTTCTTGCTGCTGGTGGTCAAGTTAAAACTCAAAAAGAAGTTCTAAAAGATGTTGCAAATATAATAGAAAACGGAACAGAAGCTCAAAGAGAAGCAATTCCAGTAAACCAATTAAGAGTATATCTGTTAGCACAAGAAGAAAAATCACTAAAAGGCAATCAAAAAATACTGGATGGCATAAATAGTAGACTGGAAGCCGGTAATAAAAATGTTAAAGAGATGCAAGTAAAAGCTACTGCATTATCTAAAATATTTGGATCTATGTCTGGAATACCATTCCTAAAAGACTTCATGGACTTTAAACAACTGTCTGTAGAGTTTCAAAAAGGGTTTGGTGCAGGCATGTCAAATTTAGGAACTCAATTAAGAGCAATAATAACTAACCCCCTATTCTTGGCTGCTGCTGGAATACTAGCACTGGTAGCTGGGTTTAAAGCTCTAATAAAACTAGCTTTTGATTATGATAAGATTGTAACGGACATATCTAACAACACTGGTATTACAAAAGACACTACTATAGATTTGTTAGACAGTTTCCGGGCCATATCTTCAGAAGGAACAAAATTAGCAGAATCTTTAGATTCAGCATTCTTATCTGTTAAGAATCAGGCTAACGCAATGCTGGAGTTACAAGAAACGTTGGGAACAAATGTAATGTTTACCAACGAAAGGATTCAAAACGAAATCCTGTTAACAAAGCAAATGAAAATGTCCAAAGAAGAAGCTGCTGGCATACAGAAGCTGTCTTTAATATCAGGACAGTCAGCAGAGAAAATACTGAATACTGCTATGAAGCAGAACACATCTGCAATATCATATAAAAAGATATTTGCAGAAATATCAAAAATAAACTCAGAAATATCAACAGCCTATAAAAACAACCCAGAGTTAATAGCTAAAGCAGTAGTAGAAGCTAATAAACTTGGAATGTCTTTAGAAC